CTACGCCAATGATGCGGTCGCCCTTGTGCATGATGAGCGGCGTACCGATAGAATGGCCGTTAGACCCTGCTGCGTCTAGCGCGCCAAGAAACAAAGCGCCTTGTGGGTTGTAGTCAGACGCTCTCCGCGTGGCGTTCATCGCTACTTGCTGTGCAGAGATAGTCGCGGTGTTGGATGTCGGTATCGTTGTGCCACTGAAAGTGAGTGAGGTAAACCGCGCTCCAAAAGAACTCAGTTTGACGTAGTGGCCTGTCTTCCCAACGGGCGCTCCTGCGTTTGCATTCGTCAGTAGAAAATCGTTGGCAACCGCGCTCGGAGTCTGAAGATAAAACGTCACGTTGTCATTCGAGGCGTAAACGATGAAGCCATAAGAGCCTGTCACAAAGTCGAAGTCGTTATGCGCGATGTAAACCTTTGCCGACCCGCCGCCACCGGCAACTGTCACGGTCTTGGTCGGACTACCCGTTGTCTCCCCGAAAAAGTTGAAATACGTCACCTTGAAATAGTACGTTCCGTCCGCGATAGACCCACCACTCAGCGTGACCGAGCTTCCCGGTGTCCCTGTAGGCGCTGTGGCCGTCCCGCTGGCCGTGCCGGGATACCACACGCTGCCGACCTGGACCGGGGCAGAGGTTCCGGTTTGCGGCACATTGATGAACGAGCCGACGAGGCTGGACGACGCGGGCGTGATCATTTCCTGGCTCGCGGTCAAGCCGGGCCCGCTGGTTTGCTTCCAGTAGTTTCCCGCCGCGATGAAGAAATAATAATTCCCCAGTCCATCCGTCGTGTAAGGAGTTGGACTTTGGCTGACCGGCACCGTCAGAGCCAAGTCGGAATAGATGGACGCGAGCGGCGTGCAGGAAATCGTCGCTGGCCCCGCCCAAGCCGAAGTGCAGATGCGAATCGTCGCCCCGCCTACCGGACGGCCCGAGCCGGAAAGCACGATTCCGCTAACAGCAACGCCCTGAGCGTGAGCTGCGCTCGCCGCGAACAGAAACGCGAAAATCAAAAGCAGTCGTTTGAGCATTATTTTTGCTCCGGTTCCTTCAGTTGCTCTCTCAAGCCTTCGAGCGTTGTACTAATCCATTCGCGTTTTTCGCGGATGGCGCGCTTCCCTTCCAGATTTCCGCCGCGCATCCTAAATTCGCGCTTACCGAGTTCGATGTACTGCTTATTGAGTCGTTCGATGTTCGCGCGAATGTCTGCTTGCGTTTTGCTAAGTCCAGTGCCAAGCGTCTCACCTAAAATTGGTAGCCCTTCATCGCGCGCCGCTTCTCGCGCCATGCGTTCTTTCAAAGGACTGCCCTTGCCACCGAATTTCGCAAGTTGCTGCTCTCTGGCTTCGCGGAGAGATTGTGGCTGGTGTGTGTGCTCTGCGGCTTGTGCGTCAATCGCCTGGCGGATTTCTTCGGGCAGGCTGTTGTAGGTCGAGAGAGATTCAGAACGCGGTGTGCTCCTGAGTGTGCGCGCGGCCAGTGGCGCTTTAACTGGGGGCGGCATGGGGGCGGGCGCTTCGGGCGGAGGGGCTACACGCGGTTCTGGCAAGGACGGTCGCTTTTTCAGAGATACTGGAAGACTCACCGCTGCGCCAAGAGAAGTAGGATGCCCTGGCGCTGGAGAAAGGGGACGGTCAAGCGTCGGTGGCCAATAAAGGGAACCCACGGAAGAAGGCAACAGGCCCCGCACATTCCTACTGGGGAGCATGGGACGTGCTGGCGGCTGTGCTGTTACAGGTATCGGCCCTGGTCCTTCTACGGGGCCGCTCGTCCGTGGCGGAAGCATTCTTTCATTTGTAGCGCGCCGACCCATCTGCCCAAGAATTTGATCGGCATAGATTTGCGGTGCATTGACTTGTGTAATCGGCGGCGCGGCTACAAATGGCCGATTCCCTTGAAACGCCTGTTCAATCAGGAAGTCTGGATTGCGTACCAGTTGCAGCCGCCGCCCTACCGCAAGCGTCCCAATACCTTTCAGCGTTCCGAGCGCGTTCCCGCTGATGAAATCTCCCGCAGCGTGCAGCGCCGCAAGCCCTTCCCAAAGTCCTGCACCTTTCACGCGGGTTTGGACTGCGTGCTGTCGAGCTGTCGCGCGTTCCACGTCGCGCAACGCCCCATACTCGCGTTTCAGTTCTTTCACGCCGGAACCACTCAGGCTTTCCACTTTTTCATCAAGCATTTTGCGGAGAGCTTTGACTTCCGCGATAGTCACGTCCATCTGAGGAGAAATCGGACTCTCGCCAGAAACGGGCTGTTTGTAGTAGCCGCGGAGTTCCTTATTGGCGTCCTCAATCGCGTTCTCGATCTCGCGCAAACTGGTATTCCCGCGATAGGTGGCTGCACGGTCACGAATGGCTTGGGCTACTTGAGGCCGTTGCCGCAGCGTTCGTCCGCTGATGCTCTTCTCCATCGCATCGGCAATCGCTGACGTGTCGGGCGAGAGCTGGTCCACCGGGCCTAGCCGCTGCTCGATGGCGGCGTGAATCTGCTGCTTCCCGCGCTTGACGAGATCCAAAAACTTTCCGGTGACTTCGCCTTTTTCTTTTGTGACGCGGGTAAGGTCAATGCCTTCGGATTTTGCGATTTGCTGGAGGCGCGGTCCGGCAATGTCAATGGATTCTCCAGCGCGAGGAATGTTGATGCCAGGCTGAATAGCCTGCCGCAAAGCCTTTGGAGCTTCGGGAACGCGCAAACCAACTTTCTCAGCGACTTTCAAAGGCGCGCGTCCTACCGCCCGAAGCGCCGTTTCCGCCCTGCCGCCTACTGTGCTGATAGCTTTCTCCGTCAGTGCCCCGCCGCGCTTTGTGCCAAGTCCGAGCGTCGCCAATGTTCCCAACGCGGCCCCGCCGCCATGAGCAATCGCCGCCGGGTCGCGCGTCTTGATTCCTTCGCCTAATTCTTCTCCCGCGCCATAAGCAGCAGGCCCGACAATCGGCACGATTCCAGCCGCTAAATTCGCTCCACCTTCAATGATGTTTCGCGCGCCGCCCTCTTGGATGAGGTTCGTACCTTTAGCGAGACGTTCAGCCATCGGGCGCACGATCCCGCCCGCCAATAGCTTTGTGGATTCGATGGGATGCGTCACCATCGTCTTGAGGCCGGGCAGGAGAGAGAAGTCAGAGGCATGTGTGGTTTCAGGTAGTCCCACGCCCGCGCCAATTCCCAGCATCCCCTCGCGCGCTACCGTGCCCAGCGTGCTTGTCTTCCCTTTTCGCTCAATCGGATTCTCTGCGGTGGTGGGTTTTGGCGGATTTTGCTTTTCGCGGTAGGCTCTTACTTTCGCGCGCACTTCATCCGGGCCAAGTTGCCCTTTGAAGCGCAGCGTCGTGCCGTCACTCAACTGCGCGTCTGTGAATTGTTCGGGGTCTGTGATCTGTGTGGCTGTTGTCATCGCGTACTACAGTGTCTTACGGCCTTGACTTCCCTTCCCTCGCGGGGCTAGACTCGCGCCAATGTACGAGGATGCTTTCTCTGCCGGACAAAACTTCAAGAGCGGATTGCGCCGCGCCGTGCGCGAAATTCTCGTCTTTTGGGTACTTGCCACTATTGCTTGCCCGTTCATTCTAAAACCGAGCGGGACATGGCCCGATGCGAGCGAATGGTTTGTAATGGGTATCATCGTCAGCATTCCAGCCTCAGTGATTTGTTGGGCTGTTTATCGAATCTTGCGCTTTGCCCTCGCACGTTAGAAATCTTTGCCCTCAACCAGCACTTTACCCTTACCTGGTTTTGCGCTCCCCTGTGCAGGACGCCCATGTCCGCCCTCTTCGACCAAATCATTTGCGTAGGCTTCCACTTCTCCCAGTATGGCGCGCAAGTTTTCAGGCGATTGCTTGCCGGAATCAAGGAGATCCTGAAAATGCTTCATAATGTATTCGCCGCCGCGCGCTCCGACGTGCATCCGCATGAGGAGCGTTTGAAGCAATCCAACATCAGTGCGGAGTTTGGCGAACTCAGGATTTCCGCCTCCATACCTGCCTGTCATGATTTCGCTAAACCGTCCACGAATGGGGCCGATGCTTGGCTCTAATTTATCGATCAGTGGCCGGATTCTGTTGATGAATTGCAGCACCTTTGGCGCGGCTTCAATCATGGAGCGTGTCGTGCTCGTCAACTGGTTTGCTCGTTTATCGGCTCGCTCATCGGCGCGTGCTGCGGCATTTGCCGCTGTATTTTCTCGCTCAGAAAGCCCTTGCTTGTGGGCGCGGTTTGCCGCGGCAACCAGCGGTTTCAATTCCGGTGGCAATGCGGGGTCGTTCACGTCATACGTCGTGCCGTCTCTCCCGACAACACTCACGGGGATGCCCTGGTCGTAGTTGATGCGCGCGGGCGAAACCTTCGGTATTGCTTCTTTTGTCTTGACGTTTGCGGCGCGTTCCAAGCGGTCAACTTTCGCCTGTGCTGCCTGCTTCTCCTGTGGCGTCCTGGCGGCGTCCAGCTCTTCCAGCGCGTCCGCGTACTGCTGCTCGATGCTATCCGGCTTCACAGGTTTTGCTGGAGCGTTTGCGGCGGCTGTATCTTTCGCGGCGCGCGCGCGGCGTTCCTCTGCTCCTGCTATGCGTTCTTGCTCTTGCGCGGCGCGTTCGCCGAGCGTGCTTTCATTCACCGCCGCGCGCTCCGCGCCCCTCAGCCTGTCCCGGTAATTCAAAGGTGTTCCTGGGATCGCGGCGACAACGCCAGGAAACGTCGCCTGCCCCAGCACGTTCAAGAACTTCTTGAACCCGTGTAACTGCGGTTCGCCCTGCGCCTGAAGTGCTTGGTAGCGCTCTTGCGCGGGGCGCACAGGCGGGTAGGCTTGAGGACTGGCCTGTGCCGGGGCTGGCTGGGGGGTAGGCGGGGCGACTGGCGGATAGTTGGATACTTCCGCCTTTTGTTCGCCCAGTGTCGCTTGTGGGGCTTCTGGAGCGCGAATCGCTTCCGGGTCTTCCTGTGGCACACCAGCTTCAGGCCGGCGAATCGCCAGCAGCCGCCTCAAATCATCTTCAGGGTCTTCAAAGTAGGGCATAGGAGCCTCTAATCAAACCTGTACGGGCCGAAATTCTCCGTGCGCCGTTTTGCGCGGCCACCCATGTAAGGCAAGCCTTGCGGCGCGGGAGTGATCCCTGGAGTCTGCAAGCCTGCGGCCGGAGCAGGGGTCAAGCCCGGATTCTGCAAGCCAGGGACTTCTCCGCTGACCGGTTGCGGTGGGAGGCCGTAGAGCGCGTTCAGGTTCGGCGCTTCGTTCAGCACTTCCGGTTGCGACGCGCCGTAAGGGTCAAACCTCATGCCGTTTCTTCGATTGAACATGCTCATGGTTTACTCGCGTTGTAGGCACCGGTTGCCGCATTCATAACTCCGGCGATTCCTCCTGCCACATCGCCAAACCCTTGCGCCCAGCCGCCGCCAGCCGCCCGTGCTCCCAGCGTTCCCGGCCCCAAGCCGTAGAGTTTCGCCATCGCGTCGGTGCTCACGCCATACAGATTCGCCAAGCCCTTGAGAGATTCTTCGCGGCGCCGCTGTTTCTCATTCGCAAACAGCGTTTCCACGTCGCGGCCCGCGCCCGAAGCCGCCTTTGAGCGGTCCCGCGCCATGAGGTCTAAAGTCTCATTCAGTCCCGCCGTGTTGCGTGTGCGTGCGGCGCGGTTTTCCAAAGTGTCCGCTGCTGATGCGAAAGGCATCTCCGCGCCCTCTAAAGCTGAAGTTCGAATGTTGGATTGTTCGAGCGGACTGTACCCGCTGTCGAGCCCGGCTTCATACGCTGGCCTCGCAATTCCGTACAGCGATTGCGCGTTCGCGCTCTGTACACCAGCTTCTTTGTTGGTAATGTCGAGCTGCTTGGTGGCTAATTGCTTTTGACCGCGTGCCGTAGAGTTACCCTCCCGCCTTGATAGGACTCAGATCATTGCTGTATAATTCCGTGCGATGGAACTCATCTGCCAAATTCGCGGATGCAGAAAACCCCAGCAGAGAGCTTATGGGCCTAAGCGATTCTTGTGCCGCTATCATTCTAGAAAATGCGCATTCCGAGGCTGCATACGCCTTCACTTTGGTCATGGACTTTGCCGTGCCCACTATCAGCAAAGGCATGTGTATGGGGCGAGGCTCCATGCCATTACCATTCGTCCTATGTATCGCTCTCGCTTCTGCAAATTCCCGGCCTGCGATCGCAAGCGCCTTGCTTTTGGTTTTTGCCAGCAGCACTACAAGCTCAAAAAACGTGGTGAAAAGTTGAAGGCGATTCACACCACGAAGAAAGCGATCAAATTGACCCAAGAAGTTCAGGAACAAATCAAGCGCGAATCTGGATTGTCTGCGGTCATTGGAGTTCATTCTATTTTTATGAATTGGGGTTATCCGTGCTTTGCCATTTCTAAAAATGGCCGCGTTATTTGCTTCAGACTCCATCGTCTTGTGATGGAGCGAAAGCTGCAAAGACAACTGCTGCCCCGTGAAGTAGTCCACCACATCAACCAGAATAGGGCGGATGCGCGACCAGGTAATCTTAGGCTTTTCAGTGGTCACGCTGAGCATCAGAAGTTTCATCGTGCCTTGTCCAGGTCGAAAACGTAGGCTGGCCACAACGCTTTTTCCCAACCCAAGCGCATTAACCTTTTACCAAAAGACTTTTCAAGTTGTGGAGGGAGCCACAGGTTCGCGTCGGCCAAGCCCAAGCGCGTTAGCTCGTCACGCATCGTTTCGTGCAATTCCAAAAAGCTCCACATTCTCTCTTCCGGCGTGCCCACTTGCTTGTCAAGAAACAGAAACATCTCCGCCGTGATCTTGGCTACTAGCCCACCGCGCACCGTTCCATTCTCAGAAACCAAGCGCCGCACAAATATGGGGTCGCTCAAGTTTGGGAAATCAAATGCAAAGCCGTCGTGCTCAAAAATGCCTTTGAGCGCGGCCAGGTCGCTTTCCCTGTAAGGCCGGACTGTCGTTTCACCAATCATGCCAGTTCAAGTCCTTGATCTGCGGGATTGATGATTTTCCCGTAGCCGTCTCCGCCCGTTTGCGCTGTGCCTGTGCCCGTCGAATCCGAAGGAGTAGGGCCACCCGCCACAATCGAAAACAGGCCGGGCACAACGGCGGTGGGATTTTCTTGCGTCCCGAAATAGACGTAATTGCTTCTCGCTCCCAGCGCGGAACTTTTGTAATACCGCCAGTAGGTGGTGAGATTCGCCAAAGTCGCGTCACGGTAGTTGCGGTTCACTCCATGCGTGGCAGCCCGCGCGTTGGCAAATGAGGGCGAGGTATCGTACTCAATAAAATACTCTTCGCCTTTGAGCGGAGTCGAGTCGTTGATCTGAATGTCGATGATGCCGTTCGCCGCCGTCACCAAGAGCAATCCGGTCGCCACGGAAACCGCCGCCCCGCCCTGTTGGAGTATGAGGTCGTTGATCGCGCGCACGATCTTGTTTAAGTCCTCGTAGGTTTCCGGGTAGTCCTGGCGAATCGCATTCAGATAAGGGCAGACAAGCATCAGGTTCCCCTCACGGGCGAGGCAGGATGGCGTTTTACCGATACAACAAACTTCTTGAGCCAGAACCATTCCCCTACCGCGTTCGTGCCCATCTTGAAGGAGATTCTTTCTCCCGCGAGATTAATGGTGCGCTCCGCGTCCCATTGCGGCGCGAGAGAAAGAACTTCAGGGCCAAGCAAAGTAGCCGAAGGCGTGAGAATCACTTGCGCGGTCCCGCCACCAGACGCAGCAAGCCCCGTAACCAGCAAGTCGTAGGTGAATGTAGTTGGCGTGGGTGTGGCGATGATTTGCGCGGTTGCGTTGTAGCCCGGAACGGTCACGCCGGAAACCACCACACGCTGCCCGGCTGAAAATCCGTGCGGCGAAGCTGTCGTAATTGTCACCGTATAGAACGTCTGACTGGCGGCGTTAATCGCGGCCACAGGAAAAGGCAGGGAAAGCACACCGGGATTGGCAATGTCCGCTGGAGTTCGAGCGGTCAAACTCAGACTTCCAATTCCCGATGCTTGAAAAGAGAGATAGCCGAAAAGTTTGCGGTGCGCGCCAAGCTGAAGCCCCTGTTCTTCCTGGTGGCTCGGGAAGAAATACGGCGTGTACCAGTTGTCAATCGCCGCGCCGTCGTCGGACGTGGCGTTGTCGTCCAGTTGGTAGAGTTTTCCTGTCCCCGCGCCGTTGCCCAGAAAGATTTGCGCCGTCCCATCATTCCGCTCGATAAGTCCGCAACAATTTGCTGCAATGTTCCACGGGCACCATTTCCGCGCGTCCCCGATAGCGATCTTGGCTCCAGTGCGCGCGGAAAAGTCCACCATCGCATGAGAAGCAATTTCTTCCCAAGTATCCAGCGCGCGATAACTCAAAGTCAGAATTTTGTTGGGAGAAATGGCGCTTCCTGAAGGAATACCAACCAGAATCAAGCGTCTCCGCGTGTCAATCTTCGTCCAGATCGTGTGCCCGTACTGCCAGTTGATGCGGTCCCAATCCGGCTGAATTTCTTTGCAGAGTTTCGCGGGTTCTCCGCCGCCGGTAATGTAAAATCCTTCTCGCGCGGCCAAAGTAGCCCATTCCTCGCCTACCGCCGCGCCCTCTACGGAGACAGACCCTACCTTGTTGGAGATTTCCGTCACCGGCCACTGATTGGGCTCGTTCACGCCGTCATCTTGAGTGACGTAGAGGCTTCGTTCTTTGACGAAGTAAAGTTGTTCTCTGATTTTTAAGGCGGTCGTGATGCGCTGGCCGTTGTTTTCCTCCACCAGCATAATTCCGGTTACGCCATCGTAGTTTTCCGGCTGCCCCGAGCGGCTCGCACGCACCAAACTGGAGTTGTAGGGCTGGTCTGTCGGATAGATTTCGATGTCATCCACAATTATTTCTCCGACGTTCGATGTGTTGCCGCCCATATATACTCGAAGCTCAAGGTCATTCGGAATCAAAGTGAGCGGTGCTGTCAGAACCGCCGTGTAGTCTGCGAATCCGCCGAAGAGCGCGTTCATCGTGGCGACCGTGACGACTAATCCCGTTGTCGCTACGCCTGTACCAGCTAAGTCAATGTGCAGCGCCCCGTTCGGCGGAAACCCTCCTCCCACATTGACGGTTGCCAAACGAACACGCACAGAGTAGTTAATGCCGGCCCTAATGCGCGGCACACCGTAAACATCCAGTACGGCGCCCTGTGTGATCATGCAGACCGTGCCCAAAAAAGGGTTCTGTGGGAAGATTCCGTAAGCAAATCCTGCTGGATTAGTCACTGCTACAGGCTGGCCCACTGAACCACCAGAGAATGATGCGTTATCTTTTTTCCATCCCAGAAGTTCATTGAACGAACAGCCATCAAATGACAAATTCGTCCAGTTGTTCATTTTGTTGCGTTCGCCGACCCACGCCAAACGGTTCGCGTAGAAAATTACGTCCGCGCATTCGCCAAGTTCTATCTGTTGGAAAAGCTGATCCACGTTCGTGCTGGCGGTCAGCGCCGCGTCCGTAAAATCGAAAGTCGCCGCAACGGTCGTGTTGTCGTTGACGATCATGCGGTCGGGCATGTAATAGAAATTACCGCCATTAGCCGCGGTGAAACAGACAATGCGCTTCACCACATTGGCTGGCCCCGTATGGAGAAGCGTAACGGCTGCTTGATTGCCTCCCGCTGCGTTCCAGAAAGTAGTGCCCGGACTGATATACATCCCCCCAGAACGCGTGACAAAAATCAGAGCGATGCCGTGTTTCCCCGCCGTGACATTCCCCGCGGGCGTTGCCGTACCGTTTCCGCCAGCCGCCAATCCCGTAACTGAGTTGGCGTAGGTAAAACTCGTCGTCGTTGGCACGCTAAGAATTTGTGCCGTGACGTTGTATCCGCCCACATCCACGCCAGCCACCGTCACCGTATCGCCAATCACAAATCCATGAGGGGCGGTCGTTACGATGGTAGCGATATTCCCGGACTGGCTCGCTCCGTTCGGTGTCGCAACGATGTTTTTCACCGTCGGTGTGACATCCACGCAAGTGGGGTCTTCGCCTGGCCCTACCTGGCTTACGCGGTCAAAATTCGTGCCATCGAATTGCAGCGGTTTATAGGCTCCGAACTTCCCATCGTGGAATGCAAGATATTCCCGGCCAAACGCAGTGGCGGAATGACAGTACAAATTTACTGGAACGTCCGCATAAGGAGCCGTCGGCGGAATGCTTCCTTGCGGAAATTCTTGCAAGACTCTGCCCGACGCCCCACTTGGCCCGGTCAGATAATTAGCGACCAAAAACAGATTACGGTTGTTCCCAAGCGGGTCACGGTAGGTTTTCGTGTAGTTGATGACCTGATTCGATAGCGGGCTGGGACCGCCAAAATTCAGCGGCACGTTTGTCAGGCCGGGTCGCGTGCGCACTCCCGTTTGCGGGAATTGCACGTCCTGGCAGTCCCAGCTTGCGCCCGGAGGCAAGGATTGAGGGTCGAACTCCTCTGGAGACACAAATCCTCCGAAGATTTCAAGCGCCAAGTCTGCCAGGCCCGCAACGCTCATCGCGGTTACAGGTTCTTGTCGAACACAGCTTCAAAGTAAATGGCCGTGTCCGCGAGAATCCCCGCCGGGAATGCCGCTGCGGACAGTTCCGTGCCCGCCGTTGTGAAGATGATGGCCTTCCCATTGGCAAGCGTAGTTCCTGGCACCCATCCGTAGCTGTGCCCGGTACTTCCTTCCATAAACACGGTGCGCGGCAATTTGCTGACGCCGAGCGACTGTCCGAGGGGTAAAACCGCCACGGTAAAATCCACCGCTACGCCAGTGGTGGTGTAGCTTCCGTTTGCGGTAAGCCGCCCGCGAACCACTAACGATTTCGCGGTCTGGTCAATCTGGTCCACTGTGAGAATCAGAGGCATGTGCTCTCCTTAACTAAAAGATAGTGCGTCTGGTACGGTACGAAAACGGTTTCCTTCGTCGCGGGGAGTGCTGATTTCTCCGCGCCGAACGTCCCCGGAATTGAAACAAAGCATTGTCGCCGGCGGTCCCAAAACCAGCCGCCAGTTCCGAGCCTCGGGCCTCCGCGAACATTTCCGCGACAAAAAATGCCGCCGCATTTTCCACGCCGCGAATCGGCAGCGGGTCAGTCACCGCGGACAGTTGGGCCAAGTGCTTTTCATAACGCAATCGCAGGTCATTCACCTGCGTTGCGCCCAGCAGGGTAATGCCGTCGTTCAGCCATTCCCAAACGAGCAAGTTCTGGCACTGAAAGCCTTCCGTCAGGCCGTCGCTCGGCTGCTTCATGGGTGATGGTTGGTCGGTGGACCCGGCCACGCGCTCCCACAGGCGCAGAGGAGCCACCAGGTCAGTGGGCAACTGCGGCGTGGCCTGGTTTATTGATCCCGCGCCGGTGGCGGTGACGATATGCGTTCCTGAATCGTCAATGACGACGCGCGTGGCCGGGTCCGCGAATGGCACTACAGGAATGGCGAGCATCCACACTTCCGCCGCTAAAGTCTCAATCCCTGAAAGAGCTAATTCGTACTGGATGTGCTCGAACGCGGAATTGAGATATTCAAACGTGAAGGGAGCGCCGTCCGTCAGCACGTCACCGCCGGGGATTCTCGCGTCGTTCACAATGGCGCGCGCACGATTCAGCACTTGGCTGGCGGTGTTGTAGCCGGAGGTGGCGATGACTGGGGACATTTACTTTTTCTTGCCGACTGGAACTGGCTCTTGGTCCGGAGCAAACCGTTCCGGGTAGAGACTTCGCGCCTTTTCGTTCGGCGTCATGGCCGCGTAGGTTTCTTCGGTTTCGGAAATCAGCGCGCCGCAATGTCCGCAGGTGATGACGCCCTTCTTGATCTTCATGCCGCAGCCGGGGCAATCAACCAATTCCGCAGCGAGATAGGCCCACGGACGCTCCTGCCCGATGAGTTCTGCTGCGCGGCGGTGTTGCGCGGTGATTTCCGCCTTATCTTGCGGATTCCCGGCCCACAGCAAGTCCGCCGCGAGCACCAGTCGCTGCGCTTCCGCGTACAGGTTCTTGGTGGCTTTGGAGATTTCCTCAGCGGTGACGAGTTGCACGCATTCCGCCTGGAACTTCGCACGCAACGCCTGAATGCGCGCTCCCATTTCCACTTTCTTGTCAAATTGCGGGTCGTACAAGTTCTTCATCTGGTCGTACCCGCGCGGATGACCCAGATTGAATTTGGCGGCTTCGCGTTCGGCGTCGCGCAACTCTTCCGGGAAGTTGGGCCGCGCCGCGCACAGCAAAATTCCTCGCGGCTCCATGCGCTGGTCGCTGTTCATCCCGCAAACGTCCCGCGCCACGTCGAAACCGTCCCATTCCTTGGTGTGGGATTTCCCGAAACCTTCATCAACCGTTTCGAGTCCAGGTTCCACCACCAAGAACGCGAACTTGTCCTTCCCTTCCCTCGCGGGTACGGTGAACTTGCCGAGATTCCCGAGACTCTGCGTAACTTCTTGGTCGCTGACGTTGATAACGATTCCACAATTCATTCTGTTTCTCCCTCCGTGGGTTGCGCGCCACGACGCGAGATTTAATTCACCAAAACGATTCCGCCCTTCGTCCGCTTCTCCGTGGGATTCCCCGGAACGGTAACGAAAGGATTGCTGCAAAACGGACGAAGATTTTCGAGCATCTTTCCTTGGCGCTCATCAATGCGGTTCTTCTTGGCGCGCGCTTCGCGCTGCAAGATGGCCTGCCGCCGCATGTGAAAGCTGAAATTGTTGCGCCCGAAAGTGATGGCCTGCACAACCCATTCGCAAGTTGTCGCGTTGAGCGGCACAAACTCTCCCTGCTCGGACTGAAACGTGAGCACAAGTTCGTACTCTCCGCGCGAAGGAAACGGCCCGGCAGTATCCACCGTCGCGCCGACGCGGATCTCTTCTCCTGCTTTCTTCCATGATTCGGGCGTGCCGTACTCTTCTGGTGGACGCCAGCCCTCTAAATGCCAGCGGTCGGCGGGCAGGTACTTTGGCTCATGTCGCGTTTCGATGCGGCCCGTATCCTCCCAGAAACCATGAAAGGGCACGATGCGGTCAAATCCCCAGACCACGCGGAACATCGGCTCGCCGAAACAGTTCTTTCCCCCAGCGGCAGTGATTCGCGCTGCAATGTGCTCAGGACATTTCATTGGATGGTTTCTTTACGGCCTTTCTTCGCTGTAACTTCTGGTTCTTTCGTGGGCGGCTCAGGCTCAGGCGTTTCCGGCAACGCTTCCTCTGGCGGCACGGGGAGAAGTTCAGCCTCTGCTGCGGGAACCGCGTAGCTCAACTCCACTCCGAAAAGAAGCTCTCCAGCCGCACCGATGGACACCGCGCCCTTCTCCACCTTGAACTCCGCGCCTTCAGGGAAAAGCGGATTCGCGCCGTCCGAATGAATCTCCGCGCTAATCCTCACCGTCTGTTTCTCGTAATTGATTTCCGACATCAGTTTGTTGATGGGCACGTTCCCTCCAAAATGAAAGGGGCGATCCGAAGACCGCCCCCTTCCAAACTTCAGCATCCGCCGTTAGGGCAGAGAGCCGAAGGTTAGCGTTTAGTACCCGGGCGGCTGTGCCGCGCCGTCGATGAACCCGCCGAAACGTGGCAGGTCCGCGCCGATCTGGAACACGGTGTCGAGGTACGAAATGTACCCGGAAAGCAAGCCGCCGGAAGTTCCGTACAGCGGGAACACCGTCTGGCCGCCTTCCTCGAAGAAGTCAATCTCCTTCGTCACCGCTCTCCACCAGTGTTTCGGCATGACCATATCCACGCGGCCCGGTGTGGCGTGGATGCTGGACATGATTTTGCGGCCCATCATGGTTGCCGGCGGACTTTTCTTGCCCACTTCGGGCGCGTTGCTCCCGCCCACTTGATTGATGATGATCGAGGACACGTTCAAGCCGGTGTTCTCCCACGCGGCTTCCTGGTCCACGTTCATGTAGGGGATCAACTCTTCCTTCTCGAATTGCTTCGAGCCCAGTACGCGACGTATCTTCGAGAAGAGCAACCGCACCATGCCCGGCGTAATCGCGGCGGCGGCTGCGGCGATGTGAGGGGTCTTCAACGCTTCGGGGTAGCTTGAACGCGCCAGCCCTTGCCAACTTCCCGTCGCGCTATCCACGTGGGTGTAGAGCAAGCCCTGGAGCGAAACCGGGTTCGCGCCGGAAGTGCCCTGATTGATGTTGATCACCAGCACATCGCCAGCAATGGTTCCGCCCGGCGCAGCGTCCACGGTAATGGTCTTTGCCAGCGGGTCAACCGCCACCACTTTGCAGAGGCCGCGGTTGGTCGCCAGCGTGGAGCTGTAGACCTGAATGAGTTGGTTGTAGAAAAACATGTCGGCGTTCGTCACCGTGAAAGTCGTGCTGGTAGCGATGGCCCCGATGGTGTCCAGCACGCCGGAACCAGCCGTGTTGGTCAGGCGGTCGAGAAACGCCTTGAAGTTTTCCATCGCGTTCGCAACTTCCGCCGTGGCTACGTTCTCCACGGCTTTGCTCTTACTGTCCGTGGCGTATTCGGCGAGTTTGGACACTTCAAACGCGAAGTGGAACTCGATGGTGGAAACGGTCGCAAAGTCCCATACACTGCCGGAACCGCGGCCCTTGTCGTCGAAGTCGCCGGTGCCTTGCGACGCGGCACCGCCGGGACGAATGTAAATCGGAGCGCGCACGGCGCGCGTGCCGATGACTTCCACATCTCCGTTTTCCTTGAAGAAGTCGAGCAAAACGTCTTCCGTCTCGAACGCCTTCTTCACAACCGGACGCACTTTCTCCAGTTGCACGGCGATGCTTTGTGCTGTACTCGGTGCTGTTGGTGTGCTCGGCATTGCTGTTTATCCCTTTGTGGACTTTTGCATGAGGCGCTGTACGCGCTCCTTCATCGAAAGACTCGAAAGGTCTTCCGGCCCCGATTTCACGGGCGTTGGTGTTCGGGTGGGAGCTGCGCCCCTTACTTCAGTCCGTGCGGCTGCCGCGCGCTTGCGCTCGACAGTCTCGCGGTTGCCCTGGACAATGGTTTGCGTTTCTTCGTTCAAGACGCGCCGCGCTACACCGGGAAGCAGCCGCGACCATGCGCTCTTCGAGATTGCCAGAGCTTTGTTCATGTCGCCTTCATCAAACGCTGCTTTCAATGCGCGCATAAAGGGCCGGCTGGAGCCCAAATACTTCACCATGCCCGCGCGAATGTCCTCGGTAATGCGTGTGCGTCTCGCCTCAGAAAGCGTTTTGGGAAGTTTGGCGCCGATCAGTTTCTGGATCGCGTCAGTCTGGTTCTTCACTTCCGACTGTGTGAAGGAAGCATTGAACGCTTCGCGCTGTTTCGTGCTCGCGGCGCGGTCGCGGTCGTCCAGTTCCTTCTGCCTGCGCTCCAACTCCTGTTCTCGCGGGTCGAGCGTCTTTTTCGCTTTCGGCGTGAACCTGTCGAGCCAGCCAGAGAGTTCATTGGCGAACCCTTTGACCTTTTCGACATCTCCGGCTTCAGCCGCTTGGCGAAGGCTCTGCACAAAAGCAGGCAGCCCTTCACTCTCAAACGTCGCGCCGAGAATCCCCGAAAAGACTTTCTGATAGCTATCCGGGTCGAGCTTGGCCCACACTTGCGGCAGCGTGCTCAACAGCGAACGAAAAGTCTTGGGGTCTTGTTCATGCAGATTGCGGATGAACTGCTCATGCGAAACAGGATCGTTGCTGTAGTACAGGCCATCCAGTTCGGCGACTTCCTCGATCTCTGCGACAAGCTGTTGCGCGTCTTCCGCGCCGCGCGGAAACATCTCCCGCATTTCACGGGCTTCCGCGACCGTGGAAAACTGCTCCCGAAAACCTTCTTCACGCCGGAAGGTGGCGGCTAATGAGTCCGCAAGTTTCGGGTTCTCGTTCATCGCCTGCGCAAACAGTGGCGAACTCTTTGCCAATGCTTGCAGGCGTGCCGCTACCGGAACCTTGAACTCAGATAAATCCTCTTCCTTGGTTTCGGGTTGCTCTGCCGTTTCCGGTTGCTCACCCTCGATAGGTTGTTCCGCCCCTACGATTGGCGTCTCCAGAGCTTCTTCGGCTCCAGCTTCGGGTGCTCCAACTGGGGCAGTTTCCACCGCTGACGGGGCGGCTTCGGCTGCCAAGTTCACTGCTACGTCTGGGGTTGCTGCCATTGCTTCACCTTGTCCAGCGTTTTCCCGCTAGGTGCCGGGCGCGGTCACGTTTCCGCGAGTGGACAAAATCGGTTGCGGCTTCTTTGCCTTTTCCAGCGCCGCGGCTGCCGCGAAATCCTGCGGCTGCACGTGCACATCAATCTTTTCGAGAATTTGAGCCTGCGCTTCCGGCACCATCTTGTCGGTGGCGACAGCGACGCTAATGGGCTTCTTTTCATCTACAGGTGGCTCAATCAGTTGCTTATGTTCCAAAGCATGAGCGCGCACTGTGGTAAACCATTCCGGCTCATCCTTCTTCGCGCGCTGTCCTTCTTCTCCATTCAGCCAAGCAACACAAGTCGCTAACTCCGCCGGATGGTTGTCGAACTCAGGGTCAATCAGCATTTCCGCGAGCGGATTTTGCACGGGTGGCTGTCCATTAGGGATTGCCGCTTCAGCTTGCGGCTGCGGTTTCAATTCCTTAATTTCTCGAAGCTGTTTCTTGCGCGAACTCGCGTCAGGGCTCACCAATTCAGGAATGCCCAGGAGATCCAAAAATACCTGTTGGTTGTCCGGGTCTTGCAGGAGCATCTGCCCCTGCGGGGAGTCTGCAACCTGCATGGCTACCGCGCGCTTCTGCGCCCAGCCTTCAGGGAAATTCTCGTCTCCCTCTGGGTAGGCTTGCGATTCCCCTTCCAGTGCCGTCACATCAACGGATTCAGATTCAAACTCTCCGCTCTTAGCCAGTACAGGAGTTGAAATCTTGCCTGTTCCTTCACTACGCAGCGCGCGGCAGGCTAAAGTCATCACATTCGCGTGGAACTGTTTCAGCCGTGAGTAGGAAATCCCCATGCGCCCCATCGCCTGGTCGCGCTGCATGGCCTGTCCGCCTAAAGTCTTTTGGTCGGTGTCCGCGCCTGCCAGGGCTGGATATACGCCGCTCATTTCGTCCGACAGCGGCCCGCGCAATTCCTGCATGTGCTGAGTCATGCTGGGAGAAACCGAAGCCGGAGAAGTGGTCATAATCCGGTTACTGATGTTTTCATTCGCGCGCAGCGCGACTTGAACCTCCGACCCAGGCTCGGAGATTTGTTCTTTCGAGGCGTCGGGATCGAAAGTGTCGGACGCGCGGTAGGTGATGGGCTGCCCGTATTCGTAAGTTTCCGTTTCGATGTTGCTTTCCGTGTTGAAGCGGTCCTGCACGGAAATCATGCTCGAACCTACGGCCGGCCGGTGCTGGCCGTCCCCAGGGTAAGCGTGCTCAATCACCCAGGCATCGTCCATGCTTTCCGGCGCGGATTCGCAATAGGTATCGCCAACGAAAATCACCTTGCAGCCGTCCGGGAAGGCCGCGATCAGCTCGTCGCGCTTCGTCTCATCGTCCAGCATGTAGAACGCGTCTTTGCGGAACCAGACCGTGGAGATCGTGACGAGCGACGCTAGGGCGTCTCCAGTCTGTGAGAGTAAAGTCGTGCCTTGCGCGGTAGAAAGTCTCGCAATCCGACGGTAAGCCGCTACTCCTCCGCCTTGAATCCCGCCCTTGATCTCTTTGGCTTTCTTGGGGAAGGCGGCGCGAGCTTTCGAGAAATGCACTTCCCGCTCGTAAACCAGGTAGTGGAAGTCTCCTTGCTCCTTGCACCACTGCGGGCGCTTGAGGTTCAATGCTCCTACAGGAGTAATCACGACGCGGGTCTTGGCAAACTCCTCTTCGCCTCCTTCCGCAGGGATATTCGCGTTCTGGGCTGGGGCTAGATTCTCTTCCGTGAGCGGCTGTCCGCATTGAGGGCACGGCACTGGCAGAGTTACTTCCTGCGCCGGCCCTTCCCAGCCGCATTTCGCGCACCGCATCGTTTCGGGAGCCAGTTCGGTTTCTTGGGAACTCAGGCTGGCGACAGATTCCGTGCCAAACTTTTCCCCATCAGCCACGCGGCGAACGTAAGCTCCTACAACACCGTCCATCCAGAACAGGTGTGCCTCTTCCTGTAGCAGTTTCTTGGTGGGATTCCAGCGTTCAATCGCTTTCGCCAGTTTGGTGTCTGCTTGCGCGGTTTCGAGATCGTCGGGGTTGTCCGCATCATCGGGGAAGAAGCGGATTCGCGGCGCGGCCCCGGCTACAGCCGCGATGTAGCCTAGTCCCCGTGACTGGTAAATGTTGGTGACATACTGGAAACGCGGCATCTCATCGGGATTGTCGATGTCGCGGTCTGTGGCTTGGCTGAGGAGCTTAAGCCGCCCTTCTTTCTCGCTCCACCAGGTGTATTGCAGCCCGCGCCAGTAGAAGTGAGCCTGCCAAACATCGCGCACTTCCTGTCGGTCGGCGGTGATCCCATCGGTAACGCACTTCTGCCAGAGAGCGCGGAGTTCCTTCTGCAAATCTTCGGAGAGTTCTTGAGGGCTATTCTCTTGCGTGGTTTCTGGCGGGGTTTCCTGAGTGTTGATTGGCAGAACGTCAGCGGCCATGCGTCAGACGGTGAACAGCCTCCTTATCGCGCTCCATCCACTGCTCGCGCTCGATGCCACGTGCCAGTGTGCGGAGCTTCCTTCCTGTGAGAAACGGCGCGCGGGCGCGCAATTGACGGATAAGGATTTGCCGCCCGCGTTCGCGGAGTTCACGTTCGGACAAAATCAACGTTTTCTCCTGCTCGGCGAAACGTGACGCTTTAGACCGCGCTCCGATGTGATTGCGAAGTCATGCAATTGTCCCTTGTCCATGCCGAGCACCCCGCGATTCTTCGCGTACACTTCTTCTGGATGGTGCTCAGCTAGACCCATGAAGCGGCGTTGCGCTTTAGACTTTGCGGGCATCAGTTCATCGGTACGATGTGCAGGTCCAGCAACTGTGCTGGGTTGGTGGCAGCCGTTCCGGTCGTCAGCACGATGTAGATGGTGTTCTGCGTGTCGAGTTTGTTGGTGATGGCTGCCGTCCCGGTATCCACAGCGATCGACAGCGCCGTGGCGCCGCCAGCCGCTGCTTGGGTGATGGCAAAGCCATTAGGCATGATCGTGCCGCTCGCGCCGATGGCGTTGGTGGTCAGCGTACATTCAAACGACGTGCCATAAGCCACCGCCGCCAAGGTCACGGTATTGGTGAACTGGCAAAGCACAGTCGGCGTGCCGGTTGTGAACGTAGGGCCAAGAGATACCTGATAGCCCTGTACGGCTGTGCTGACCGCGGTAGAGGCAATCTTCCCGCTGATCTTGACCGACTTCCCAATCTGGTTGAGGTAGCCCAAAGGCAAAGGCACCGTGCCCAGAACGCCCAATTGACCGGAAGCAATGTTCCCGGTGGCGATGAACGGCCCATAGTTCGATTGGAAGGCACCAGCCGCAACCGAGGCGCTTGCTTGATAGCCGAACGTCGTATGACTTTGCGTATTCGGTCGGTAGACGTTGACCACATATCCGGGAGCCAGAGAGCTGGTGGTCAGCGGAGTTGTAAATATCGCCGAAGAACCGATAGCGCACGCGGGGAAAATGCTTTCCAGCGTGGTTAGTGTGCAGTTGGAGGCTGTAATGGGAAGCTGATATTGCGTGCTCGTGCCCGTGATGCCCGCGTAGGCTCGCCAGCCGATGGCTCCCGTAGAGGCCGCTGGAGATGCCCAGTTAGTAGCCAAACTGCCGGCCGGCGTGTAGCTGAACGACGCTGAGCAAGGGCTTTCCCCGCCCAGCATATCTACGTAGGTCACGCAGACGAACAACACGGCATTGGCGAAAGTGCCCACTGCCGTACCGTCTATGACCTGCGTTGCGCCAGCAGCCGCAGACCGCGTGGCTGGCGTGGCTAAAGCCGTCAGTGTAGTCGGCTGTGCATAGTAGTAGACTGGCGCCGCGTTGCGCTTGTCCGTCACTGACACGTTTGAGAAAGGTGCCGCTGATGTGATGTTCGCGGTTGTGCCAGACCATCCACGATCCACGATAACCTCACCGCCACCAATCGCGGTAGCGTCGTTGAGGGCTTCTTGCAGGCCCGCGGTACCCGATTTTACTTGCGCGCCGCGACCGTGCGAGTTGGCAATCGTGCCGGTAAGCGTCGCGCACGGTCCCAATCCGCCAGATACAGAACCGTCTGTCGGACAAGTGCCGAAAGCAACGGCGGTAGGGGTAAAGGTTTCCGATGCCGCATCATTGATGGTGACGGGCGCATTGACATTGAATTGGCTCAGCACCCGCCCATCGGCCATAGCTGTAGCCGGCGAAACCACGATGACCGCGCCACCGCCAGTAGCTGCGTTGCCAGTCACAACTGTGGCCTGCCAAGTGTTGTAGTTGGCGGCCACAAACACGCCGGCAACCCTCGATTGCTGTTGCGCGAGCATAGGGACAGGAGCCGTAATTGCCAGCGCCAACAGAACTGCCAGAATCGTTCGTACTGTTCTCATGTTGCTTTCTCTCCTCCCCGATGTGGGGCGTGCTTAGAAACTCTTAGGCCACCGGCCCTTTGATGGGCGCGGGAGCCGCCAATGCCGCGTGCTCCGCTTCCGATTCCTCTGCCGGTTCGAGCGACAATTGAGCGCCGCACTTGGGACACGTCACCGGCTGGTTCTGCATCCCTTCTTCCTGCGGAGCGGCCAGCGGGTCGGGTGCTTCATCCATGCCAGCATCGGCCATGTGTTTGCCAAGCGCAGGGTTCATAAATGCTTTCTTAGCCATGCGTTGCTCCTTTTTCTTCCTGTGCGTCGCGCAACTCCAGCTCGCGCAATACGCGGTGTACGTTCCCTGAAGTCACATGGCGCGGTTTCGCCTCTGGCTTCGCTACAATGCCCGGCGGCAGGCGCTTCTTGAGTTCGTCCAGTTCTTTACGCAACTGCACTACCGCCTCGCCCAGATCGTCCACTTCCCCTTGCGTTGCGTAGTTCTTGAGCTTGAGGTGCAACATCAGTTCATCGCTCCCGGCCTAAACCGCCGCCCGAATGGATACCGAATGCCCCGGTTATTCTTCTTCTCCAGCCGCATGGCTTGGCGAATCAGCATGGCGCGCGACGTGGGTTCGAGGGTGTCCATCGTCTGCCCGCGCGTCTGGGCGAAAGTCTCCACCTTCTCTGCCACACGCTCCTCAAATGGCATCTGGCGCGTGCCCAAGAAAGACTTGAGGGCGTAACGTGCTGAATCCGCCGGGTCGTCCCCCTCAAACTTTAGGCAGTCATTCGGATTCTTGTCCATCGGCTGTCGCGTGAGCATCGGCAGGCAGGAGATCAACTCCGTACACTCATCGGCAATCAGCCACTCCTCGCAGCGCAGCATTTCATACATCAAGTGCCAGCCGCCTACACGGTCATCATCGGCGGGCGTGCAGGCTGGCAAGCCGTTGGCAATGAACACTTCGTTCATCTGCTCGGCGATGGTGTTTTCGCTGGTTCGCTTGGCAAAAGCGTCGGGACTTAGGAAGATGGTGTCAATCTTTTCTCGTTGCTCCCCTGTACCGCAGCGGTCGCTGATTTCCTGTGCGAGCGCGCGAGCCCCCAAGCCATTCCTGACGAACTCTCTGTAGGTCATGGTCTTGCTTTCTTCGGTTTGCGCGTTCCAGTGGGCCGCAGAGTTGTGCGCGAATCCCCAGTCAATCCCTATCCAGCGACGATGCCAGGGCTTTAACCCCATGTGAGCGCGAGAACGAAAGTGCTTATCCGGATTCAGAATGTCGAAGTATTGACCCGCAAACTGATCCCAGCGCCCTAATAGGTGACCAATCCTCATCGCTTGCGGTAGAGCGTCGAGTTCCCTTCCTGTTTGGCTGCGGGAGATGAAATACTCGAATCGCTTCTCTTCCGGCCACGCGAAATACTCATCTACCGTCTTGCCATCCGCTTCCAGCGCGGGCAACACCCAGGCTGCGTTGTCCCAGCCATAGGCTTGCAGGAAAGCGTAATCTTCGGGACGTTCGCGCTCCTTGTACTTCTTGTCGTAGAACACGCGCTTCAGGTACGCATGGCCGATGTTGCCGGGATTAAACGTCTGTAGGAGCTTGCAGTTGGCCTCTGGAGTCATGGGCCAGCGGTTGATTGTCTTTAGAAAAACAAGTTCTGCTTCGCTGAACTGCTCCGCTTGGTCAATGAACACATCATAGTATTCGTCGCCCTGCATTTCGTAAATGTCGCGGCTATGTTCGCCGGATCGAAAGACAAGCTGAGAAGCATTGGGGAAAAACAGCGTGCGTTGTTGTTCACTCCAGAAATCTCTTAGTGCCGGCCAATCACGAAACATGGGTTCAATGTGATTCCGACGGACTTCACTCCACAGCCGCCGCATGACTAAGCCCCAGGTTCCCGGATAGCTGAATCTGCGCTTGAGCATGATCTTGCGGCCAGCGTCGCTCTTGGCTCCCCCGCGGCTCCCTCCATATCCAAGAATCGTAGCGGGTGTAGTTTCCACCATGCGGTCAAACTCCGCTTGCTTCGGCCAGAACTGCGCGCGCAAGGTGATGTCAGGCGCGGCTGTTTCCATGGCTCCCTACAGTTTCAAGGATCATTCGCATCGCGCCACCATCTTTGCCGGTGTGCTCGTTCTTGTCCTTTTGGTCGAGGAGTTGCTTCCCAAGCCATATCAGCATCGTGACATTGCCCTTTTCAGCGGACTTCCACTGCAAACGCCGGAGACGCTGTTTCCCTTGTTCGCGTCCTTTTATAAGAATAGCGGAAAAGTTGTCTCGCACTGTGCGGTCTGAAATGTCCATGACCGCCGCGATCTCTTTATCCGTACAGCCGATGCGCGCGAGTTCAAAGAGTTGCTTCTCGTTTACCTTCTTGCGTTTGCCAGCCATTATTTCTTCGGCACTCCCAGCGTGTCCACTTCTTTCCGCGCCTTGGCGATGGCCGTAGTCATTTGCGCGGCGGTCGCTGCGTTGGCGGAATGATTTTCGAAAGACTGTTTTTCATTTTATTCCCTCCCTGTTTGGCTGATGGAGATGAGCCTTTGCAAACACGACCGCCGCACGCTTCCGGGGTGTGGCGGGCGCGCCGAAATCCTCCACGAGAAAATCGTCCCAACGCATCCCTGTGTTTTCAGCTCCACCATTGATGCAAAGACCGGCGTCGCCTGCGGCAGACAAGGAACTGTCCGTCACTGAAATTCGCTCTACTCCATCGAGGAATGCCTTGATGGTCGTACCTTGCATGGACAACTTCACCGTGTAATCGGTTCCTGCGGTGATAGTGACGGCGAAAGAGCCTAGCTCCGTCCACGTCCCGCTGACACGCTTATAAAGAAAGAGAGAGTTTGCAGTGTCGTGGATAAAAGCCATGTAGCCGTCTGAATCAGCGGTACTAAAATTTACGCGACGCCCACAAACTCCCGTCAAGGTATCCCCTGTAGCGGGATTCACAATGGCCTGCACCGTGTAATCGGCGCTGCTAATTCCAGCGGGGTTGTAGGCGACACCTATCAGAGACGTAGCGTAGGCCATCACCTGCACGCGGCCGGTAACGATATCGAAGTCTACAGAGGGGCCGCGTTCCACCCAGTTGCCGCCCAGCAGGTCGTTGTCGGCGCGGTTAAAATCATCTGAAAACAGCGTGGTCGCTAAGACGGGGAGGGCGGCCAGAATTACCGCCACGGTTATCGCCAGCGCCTTGTAAGGGCGCTCCCGACGCCTCGGGATCACTGGGCCCTCCGCACAGTCAGTTCGACGCCGAGCAGCCGCGCGGTGGCCGCCAGCGTATCCGAAGCGTGCGCCGGGTCGCGCAGCACCTTGATATGCCACGCTTCTCCGGCGGCGCAGCCGGTCATGGTGATGCCGGTGACGCTGGCGTCGTTGGTCTGGTTGGCGGTGCCCTTGGCGGTATCCGTCACCGTCGAGGCAGTATTGAACGCGGGGTCGTCGGTCTCCGCGTCAGCCACGCAGATGGTGGCAATCTGCCACACCACGTCGCCGGTGGTGGCCGTGGTCAGCCACTTGAATTTCACGTCCACCGCGCCCGTGAAGTCCGAGGGCAGGGCTAGGGTGCGCTGCATGGAAAGAGAGTTCGCGCCATCCGCAAAGTCGGCCACGCCCTTCTGCGTGTTGGTGCCGGTAATGCAGGCGGCCACGGCGGGGTTGCTGGGGGGCGTGTCCCACATCAGCGTGGCGGTGGCATTCTGGCAGGCCGCCGCTTCCAGCCAAATCTTCGAGACGGTAGTGACGCTGTTGCCGGTGCCTTCCACATCCAGAGTTTTGTTGGTGAGGGTGTGCGTGCTGGAATCTTTCAGCACCGTCGATACCAGCGTGACGGCGTTCGAGCCGTTGGTGGTTACATCGCCGGAGAGTTCCGCCGCAGTCATGGCCGAGGCACTGCCGCGCACCAGCCCGGTCAGCGTGCTCCCCGTGCCCGTGCCGCCTTGCGCGATGGTGACAGCGGCGTTGCTGGTCAGAACGGTCGCCGCCGCGTCGGGGAAGGTGTAAACACGCGCTACGGTTGGCCCCGCAGCGGTAAAGAACGCAATCCCCGTTCCGCCATTGGCCGTGGGTAGAATCCCGCTGACATCGGCGGTGAGGCTGGCTGCCGCCCATGAAGGATTCCCAGCCCCATTTCCATGAAGTAGCGTTGTCGTGGTGCCCTGATTGGCGAACTGCGCGGAGGCCAGCGTGAACGTAGTGCAGGTGCTCGTCGGCGCGGCATCGGCGTTCAACGTAAATCCGGTAACTGCTTGGTTAGTGCAAACCGTTGGCGTACCCACACCGGAAGCCGCTCCCGTGGAAGCTACAAGGTCTGTCCCATCCCACTTCGGGTATTTGTTAGCCGTTTGCACGCCGAGCGCCGTCCATGCGGGAGTTAGATTGGCGTAAATGATGCTCCCGCGCACCGCCGATGTAACTGTAGTATCCGTGTGGCTGGCGGAGAGGAGATTGTGCGCGGTTGCGGGGAAGGTGCCACTAGTGTAGGCCGAAGTAATCGTGGTACAGGTGGGCGCCGCGGCATCCACCGTGGCCGTAACCGCCTGATTCGTGCAGGTTCCTACCCCCGCCGCTGTCCCGCCCTTGTACTGCGTTGCGTTGATCCCGCCCGTGCCCAACCCAGCTAGCAACCCGGCGTTGCTCATCTCCACGCCGTTCCCGTTCACCGAGAACTGCACTGGCTTCATGGCGCTGCCGCTCGCCAAATTCACTTTGAAAAGATGCCCGGTACCGGTGTTGTTGAGCGTGTCCGCCAAATTGAACAGGTCCACGCCAGCGCCCGTCGCGGCGTTCCAAGTAAATGTCGTTGTCCATGCCGCGTGAGCAAGGCTCAGGTTGGCTGTAGGTGCGCTGATTCCTGACCACGCTACAGCTCCACCAGCTCCAGCCGTGAGTGAGAAGGTGGAACCAGAAAACGAACAGCTCATATTCGCGCCGCAATCGAAGACAATGAGCCCGGCAGGGCGTGTGGCGAGTAGGGAACCTGCGTTCTTGAATTGGACAATCAGACTGTCAGGCGCTGCTGGTTGGGAAAACAACCTGTAGTGCGGGTCACGAAAGCTCTGCGCGTGCGCGGGGTGTGCGGCAATCAGAATCAGCGCGGCAAGAATCGCAATCGCCCAAGCTATTTGCAGCCAGCGCCAAACTCTCTCTTGTCTCCAGAATGGCGGGGTTACTATCGGCGCGGGTAGCTCCCCTACTACTGGCGGCACAGACCGCTTCCGGGTTAGCAGCCGGTAGGCGGCGCGGGTGCGCGTTTCTTCCTCATTGAAATATCCGTGCTGATTGGAAACGTCAGCCACCGCCACGTCAAAAGCCACATCCGAAAACTCAAAACTATTGGCTTCCTGTAATCGAGAATCGGCTGCGCCCAGCTTCAGAAGCTCTTGTAGCGCGGGGTTGTTTGCGTAGATCATTCGTGGATGCGCGAGAAAACTATAGTTCCCGCTGAAGCTTGGATGTAACCCACCGTCACGCCCGCGTCGAACATCGTGCCTGGCGCGGCCTCGAACGTCGTACTTTCCGCCGGATATTTCGGGAAGACGGCGTTGCTCGAGAGTGGCGCTGCCACGCTGTAGGCTCCAGGTGTCCCGCTCGTTGCTAGTTCTCGAATAGTGAGCCGCCGGCAGGCAACGGCGGTAATCACGGGGTCAAAGCCTACGTTGTCGTAACTGGCCTGGTCGGTGAACGTCATCAGTTCGCGGCGGCGTTGATGGTCACGCTGGTGCCCGTCAGTGTTTTTATGTTCAGACGGTAAATCGGGCCGGGAACAAGAGCCTGAACCTTTTGCACGGCAGTCGCGGCGAAATCCAAAGCGGCTTGCAACACTCCGAAAGTCACACCACCATCGCTCGATTCTTCGAGGTCAGCCGTCAGCACGCTAATCGTGTTTTTGATGGCTTGAAAAACTATCGTCCTATCTCCGCCGCCAGCTTGTGGTTGCAAAGTGAATAGTTGACTAGCGGAGAAAGGCGGCGTTTGTAGTGCGCTGGTAGCGGTCGCACCGTTGACCACCGTGACTTCAAAACCGGGGTCTAGCGTTACAACCGGAACCCCTATTGGAATGACGGCCATGCTTCCTCCTCACTGAAACTGTGCGGCCACGATCACTTGCGCGACATCACAATGCTGCGGGTTGTGCAGCCAGAGACTCAGCGTTTCGCCGATCTTGCAGCTCAAGCCGCGAATAGCGAATTTCTCCTTCATGCGAAGGACTCCACCTCTCCCTTTGCTGTCTGGCGCGCGAAACCAATCTGCCCTATGGTGGCGGATGAGTTCGTTTTTTTCCGACTCGCTGACATGGCCGTAGCGACGGTTCGTTTGCGGCAGGTCTAACTCACTGGCTTGGAAGAACGGCGGGACCAACAGAATTTCGCGGGCGATAGTTATCCTCTCACAATTGCCCCCGAGGATGCGCTGGGGGTCCGCAGCTTACAACGAGCGGATGATGTGTTGCACGGATAGCCCATGCAAGAGAAATCTTGCACTGTGTCAAGATTTGGACAAGATGTTGTGCAGGGCGTGTGCTTTTAGAAGCGTAGGGCAGGTTTCATGGGTGGTGAAACTGAGGTTGCATTTGGTACAGCGCCGGCGACGCCAGATATAGCGCGAGGTCCGCTGGTTCTTTTCCCTAGAGTTGGTCACTTTGGCGCGCGATCCACAGGCCGGGCAGCGCATGGGGCTAGGGCTTCTCCTGGGGCGCCCCGTAGACGTAAATGATTCGCGCGATGGCGAGTAGGGCGACCGCGCCCATAAACAAAACTACAGCCAGTTCGTTCACGGCTTCTCCTTCGAGTGCAGCACGCGGGTCTCCCCGTGGAGGAGGCACCAGTCCAGCGTGTAGCGTTCCTTCTCTTGCGCGGGGCAGTACATCAGCGTCGAGGTTGCGCTGCCACCATCGGGGGACA